CGCCCGATAAATATATTGCAATTCTGCATCAGGTATTGGAGTAGTCATAGTATAATATCGTTGATGTCCAACAGACATGAAGGATTTAACATCAGAGAAACTTGGATACTTAGTAAGTAAGTTGTGGAGTAGATAATCTGGTGCCAAATGACATGATGCACATTGATTATCCTTCGTAAATACTCTAGTTGATTTTTTGTATCGTTCTGATTGAACTAGAATAGAATTGAGATCCTGTTCCATATATGTAACTTTTTCATCTATATCTGGTATAACCATAAAGATTAAGTATATTAGAAGTGCAATAATAACATAGATAAATGATTTACTTGCAACTATTTGATCTTTTTCTGCAAGTTCCAGCTGTACGACATCTTCTATCTTTTTGTCTAGTTCTTCAATATCATGCTGTAGTATTTTTTGGTCTTTTCCGTTTGCAACGGGTTTTTCTTTTTCAGCCATAATCTATTTCCCTTTCCCTACTTCATTCAATTTTTTAGTTATCTGTTCGCCGAACCACTTGAGAACAATTGGAATACTCACATTAGAGGTGAGTCCAAAAAGATATCCAATAGGGTAGTGATAATCCTTATAGCCTTGAAGTTGGTCAACATTAGTGAATACAATTAAAATTAACATGTATCCAGTTACAGACATTCCCATATTAATAAGCAGATCAAGTGCAATTAACGGCCAATGACCATTATACTTTTCTTTGTGATCTTGTCTATAATTAAATAGAAATATCCAGAATGACGAAAAAACGACTAATCCTATCATTATCCATTCTGCAGTATTACTAAAATTTAATAATTCATTCATAAAGTCCTCATTTATATCCGATTTCTTTCAGTTGTTTGATTGTATTACTCGCACTTTTATGGTGGACTCCAATTCCTCGTGCCTTTCTAAATTCTTGAATATTACCTAAATGATCATCAATGAGTATGTTAGGTCTACCATCTCTACCATCCATAGCGAAATTTGCTTTATTTTTTCTTTGTACAGGATACATATCTTTTTGATCTATTCCAAACCACCTTTTCATAAATCGAGCTTTATCATCGGCCGCACGTGCCGAAATCGGCCCTCTTGATGATCTGGGAATTGCTGTCAAAATAAATGGATCATATTTTCCAATAAAATCCCATAATTTTCTTGCATCAGGCATGGGTTCTAATTGTAAGAAAAAATCATCTGGCAATTCATCCCATCTAGCATCAGAGAATTTACCTCCAATCATATCTTTAACACCTTTTTGAAAATCTGCTAACACTCCATCCATATCACAATAAATTTGAGGTGAATCGAATTCTACTAGATAGTGTTTAAATTGCTTGTTCATAAATCCTTATGTTTTATAAAAATAAATAGTAAATTCTGCATCATTTTTCATGTAATGTTCAACAATTTCTATTTTGCTATGATCAAATTTACTTAATTTTTGTTTTATATCTTCTGGATCATATGCTTCATAATTAGAATCGGGATACGGTGCCTGTAACATATTAAATATAATTCCTTTATCAGCATGAGATAGCATATTTTCAATAATCCAAAATGTATGTTCCTCTTTCAATCCTAAATTAAAAACTCCATTTGCAATAGCCCAATCATATCTCATAAAGTCAGGTAGTGCTTCTATAGTACCTTCCATTACATTGATATTTTCATCTACTAACTCAATTGCTTTTTTATTTGGATCAAACCCAAGATATTTGCCAGTCCATCCTTGATTTGTCAAATATGTATGAAGATGTGCTACTCCACAACCGACATCTAAAATCGAATCATCATCACCAATTCCGGCTTCATATATTTTTTGAAATCTTACAAATGCATTATCAGTACCATCTAACCAGCCTACACATGCTATTGAATTTTTGTTATACTCATCTATGTAGTGAGAATATATTGAATCAACTAAAAGTTCTGTTAGTTTTTGTGTTTCTTTTGATATTTCTTCTGTTAGAAATTCTTTAAATTGTTTCATTTTTTTCTCTGTAATCTTTGATCGCAGCTTTGATTGCATCTTCTGCTAAAACACTACAATGTATTTTTACAGGTGGCAAAGATAGTTCTTTCACTATCTCTGTATTCTGTATCATACTAGCCTCATCTACCGTCTTGTTCTTAACCCACTCTGTTGCAAGACTTGAAGAAGCTATTGCACTACCACAACCAAACGTTTTAAACTTGGCATCGATGATATTTTCATTTTCATCTACCTCTATTTGTAGTTTCATAACATCCCCACACTCAGGAGCACCCACAAGACCAGTACCGACCCTATTGCTCCCACTATCCAAACTACCAACATTGTGTGGTCTTTCATAATGCTCCAATACTTTTTCTGAATAAGCCATAATTGATCTATTTCCTAGAAAGTTTTTTATTTGAAATTATTTGTACAATCCAAACCATATTACCATTTTTAAGTCTCTTTGTATATGTAGTTTTAAAAGTATAATTAGGGTCTGGAAAATATGGTATTCTTAAAAATGCCACTTAATTCTTCATCCACACAGGCTTATCAAACTGTTCTTGTTTAATAGAAAAACTAGTAGAACAACCACACGTTGAGGAGGCTCTTGGATTTTGAAATCTCGGTCCTGGTGCTGATAAGTCTTGTGACCAATCTATCTCCAGTCCATCTACTACTATATGACTCTTACGATCTATCACTATTGGTAAACCGTTTGATTCAAATATTAAATCTTTCTTCGCTGGTTCACCAAATGTTAAACTATACTCATAACCTGCACAACCACCACCTTTAACGGCTACACGTAGTGGTACATCCTCAGACAATTCTTCATCTTCACGAATTCTCTTAAAGTTTCTGGCTGCGATTTCGGTTAAACTAATCATTTATGTCTTTTTGATCCAATAAGTCTACTTTTTTCTGCTCTACCTCTATTGATACTCTGATCTTCCATTCCAACTATTTTACCATTTTTGTGTGATGCATCTTTTCCATCACCATTACCATAAGTTCCTTTGTCTCTATTATACTTATTCAACTCGGCCCTGTACTTTTTACTCTTTGTTGATGATTGGAACTTCTTATATTCATGTTTGTAATCTCTATCTTCCTTTTTACCCATAAGGCTTTCTAATTCATCATCAGTAATTTCTGGATGCATCTTTTTAATTGCTTCTGCACTATCTCCTTTTTTAGCCATTACTTTTGCGTGTGCATCAATTTCTTCTTCAACTGACTCAAATGATAAGATGTTACCTTTTTTATCAAGTTTAATATTTTTAATAGCGAATCTGGTTTTCATATTTTTCTTTTTTCGTTCATCAGAAGCCATGTGGTCAAGGTCTTTCCAATAGATATTCATCCGATCAACGTTTTGTCGAATACTCAGCATTCTTTCATCAATATATTGTTTAAATGATTTCATTTACTTAATTCCGTCTTGGCAACTTGTTTTGTATAGGTTTCTAAATCCGTAAAAGAATCCCATGGCTTTATCATAGCTGGTTTTGGATAAACTGCAGATATATCTTCCAAGTCTTCATCATCTACTTCATCTCTTAAAATATGAACTTTTTTAATCTTAATATTATTGACTATTTGTTCATCCCAAGCACCATCATTCATTCTTTTTTTTGCATAACTATAAAATATTTCACCCATTACTTTCTTATTGCTTTTAAGTACCTCCTCTACACCATCAAAATAATCTTTTATTACTAAACCTAATTTTTTGCTATCTTTTAAATGTCTTTTCATATTACCCCAAAGATAAAATTCATGTTCGGTTCGTGCTTTATTTCCTAATATTGGTTCAAGATATTTTAATACAAGTTCTCTTATTAATACGTTAAGACCTCTTTCTATTTTATTGTATCCAGCTGGAACATTTCTACCTAATGCAAATTCAAACCAAGACATTTCAACCCATCTTCTACCTTTTTTATCTACTTGACTCATTATATCATCTTTAGAAGATACAAGTATATCAGCTTCCATTTCTACAACAACACCACCATCTGTTGCAATACCACCTTCCATTTCACTTGCCATCATAGAAAAAAATGCTGAGATGGATTTCTTTCCCCCTTCAAGTTTTTTTAATCCGGCTAAATGTTCTAGATCAGTTGAATGAAATACTGTTGCACGAATCGTATCTGGCCATATCCTTTTGAACATGGACGGAGATATAGGAATCTTTAAAGCTGAAGAGCCTTGTCCTTGACTTCCAACTTCAAACACAATGTCTGATGTGCTATTTATAGCAAATTCTTTTAAATGTTGTACAAAAGATTTCATGATTCCACCTTTGCATCAGCTCTCCATTGTATGCACGACCAATAGCCTGGGGTTGTCTTATCCTTCTTGTCATCACAACTATGTCTTGCACGAAATGCTTTTCTTCTTGCTGGATCGTCCCTTTTGATTTCCATATTAGGATCACCGAAACGAACCACCACAACCTTTCCTTTGGCATTCTTTACATAAACCTTAAACTTCTTATTAGGGTTTTCACTTGTGCGAATAGGTTTATTAAGTTTAACTTTTCTACCCTTATATTCTGATTCTTCATCAATTTCTTCTTCTTCTGGAACACAATTTGGTACTTTCTTACCACCCTTTTTTTTCATTCCAATCTGTTTATAACCCTTCCAACAGGCTTCTCTAAATTCTATGTAAGTTTTCATTTATCTTCCAATTGATAATTAAATGCCATCATTCCTTTTGGTTGGCCCTTACTCGGAGCCATCTTTCTAAGAAACACATGAATCATCATATCACTATTTGGTGAGGGAAATTTGAATGCTGGTTTGTTGGGTTTCATTCTCATTTTGATGTCATCAGTTGCATTAACTGGAAATTTTGCGAGTTTCCGTTTCTTGATTTCATCATGAACGAGTTTGTCTAGTTTATCATCTAGTCTTGATTCTTTAAGCCGAGTAAATGTTTTCATTAATAACTCCTTGCCTTCGGTAGCCAACCAAAGGATGGTTTATTCGGATTAGCCCCCATATCCTTTAATTTTTGTTTGAGTTCTTTCACATTCTTTGCTGAAAAATCAAAATCCGATGCATCTCCATAAAATCCACTTCCATCTCTATAAATTGTAATTTCTCCATCAGGGCCATCAAATCCTGCAATAGCACCTTTGGGCATACCTTCATTTATATGTTGTGTAAAAGTTTTCATCTTATTCCTTATATTAGTCCTTAAACATGTTAAGTAACCCCATTATGCTAGCCGCGCCCATAGCTACTACACTACCAATAACAATAATCATACCCGTTAGTTTAGATTTATGTTGATCTAAACGGTCAAGGCGTGCCTCTATTTCTTTTTGCATTATCAAGTGTTTATCATAGAGATCACCAATTCTAGTATGAAGAATTTTAAATTCATCACCCATAGTAGAGTTGTGTCTAAGATTATCCCCTTGACGGGCATTTAATGTTTTTATTTCTATTGTAAGTTCTTGAAGTTTGTCTGCGGTGAGGTCGAGTTTAGAGAGGAGAGTCTCAATCTGCTTTCCTCTTACTTCGACCTCATTTTTTAACAGACCGACTTCGAGCTTAACAGATTGGAGCTCATGTTCTGGCATTATTGTTTATCCTTTATTTTCGGCCATATTTCAGATATAACATTGCCCCATTTCCTGAATTCTTTAAAATAATAGATTCTTTAGGGTTAGCTCTTCCATATTGTCTAATAGCTTCTCCTAATTTATCATTTCCTACATATTTTTCATATCTTGCATACCTTGATTTTCCTAATCGTGATTCAAAAAATCTATCAGGTGAAACAACAAACACTTTACGGCCACCAAAGCTTTCAGTTTCTACCTTTGCATTTTTTCTTTTCTTCTTAACAAAAGGATCTAAATTAACATTTCCTCCTGCTACACTATTTGCGGGTGCTTCTTCATCAATCTCAACTTGTTCACTAATCAATTCAAAGGCGGTTTCAAGACCAGCCACTTGAATTTTTCCTCCACTACCCTTCATATCTCGTACAGTTTCGTGATCATTTCCGTATTTGGCTAAATGTACCTC